GCCAAACAATTTTCTTTACTTAAATCATTATCAATCAATGGCGTTGAAATATTTATTTCTGGGTTATTTTCTTTGAATCTGGTTATCCTTTTACGCTCTGAATTATCAAACCCCCAAACCGGGGTGTCGTTGTAGTATTAAAATAATTCTTGCTGTGATATTGCTGTTTCATATCGTTTCATTCCTGCTTCGAAGTAGTCCGGATCGATTTCGCATCCTGTGAGGTCGAATTTTTCTTTATGGCAGGCAATAGCGATAGACATTGAGCCGAGATGTGTATCGAGTATTTTATCGCCTGGTTTGGCGTAATTTTGTAAGAGCCATTGATATAATTTTACGGGTTTTTGAGTGGGATGCATTCGGTGGTCTGAATTGTAGAAGCATTGGAAAATATTTGCATTATATCTTAAACTCGACCAAGCATATTCGCATCTCGCAAACTGGTTGTTCATGAACTGTTTTTTATCCCAAATCACAAAATGTTTATTGATAGGTAAATCAAAATAATTCCCGCCCCAAACGATTTGATTTTTACTCACTCTGAATAATTCTGTAAAATACTCTTTGTCTGGCTTGAAATTCCAATTTTTATCTAAAGTGGTGTTTCGGCCTTTTATAGTCCCATCCCCATACGGCGGATCGACTATAGCTAAATCGAAGTAGTTGTCGGGGTATCGAGCCATTAGGGTCATGTTGTCCTCACAGGTCGCATCGAATCTCATCCCACCTCACCAACCTGCCATACTCGGATGACTCCATATCGTGGAGGTATCCCTCTCCATTCATGATCATTACAATCACGGGCAAAGGCAATGCCTCCTTCATTTACAGCATATATATTTTTGGGGCATGTTTGATCTTCAATAACAGGCATTGATAATGCTACAATTGTAACAGCCATTATCATCCCAACTAAAACACCCAGACCAAATCTTAAGTCTTTGCTCATACTCATTTCCTATCTGAAATTTCTTGATGTTGACTTGTAATCCACTTATCAAGTGTATTTAATATTTCCAGCTTTTTTTCATCACTTAATTTTTGATACTCTGCTGTGATTCTAAACACTTCAGGTATATCACTATTTGACATCTCATTCTCCTTTTGATTTACTATAGGGCTGGATAGTGTCGCTTCCATCCAGCCCCAATGACACATTTTTATAGGTTTGAGTTAATTCTCCAATTTACTTGATGTCCATAGGCATCTTATCTCCTTGTTTCACTCCGGTATCTCCATCCATTTGATAATTTGTTTTGTCAGATATTGACCATCGCTACCAAACCAGAAACCATTTTCATTATATTTTGTAGTTTGGTAGCCTATCCCAACTTTTGCCAAAATAACTTGCCCATGCTCAGGCAACTTATCAGCAGGATTATGCCATCGTGGGAAATTCTTATCAATCCATTTAAAAAATGAATGATTTTTAAGCCACCATTCCCCAACATCACCAGTGTCTTTTTCAAATCTTTCAATTAGATCCCTCATCCCTCAACCCCTTCCGGTGGTATTATATGTTTCCAGTAGCAAGGATTATCAAAGATACTGCCATCATTATTTTTAAACAGTTCAGTATCTTTGATTCTTGAGGCTACTTCCCAATAACTCACTGTCTTCCCTTCACCACAAACTGTTTGGCATGTTAAGACTTCTATATCAGGCCTTGGCCTGCTATCTGGGAATTTATGCCATTGGTTTGAATCATTATTCACCACCCAATTCCCTTCCTTTTCGAGCCACAGTGCATAGGCTTTGTAATTTTGAGACCATACCATCCCAGTAGCTTCAAAATATTTATCCCTCTGAGTTTTAAAGTCAAACTTTGTTTCCATGCCTTTCTTGAAATGATTTTTAATGAAGTCAGCACCAAGCAGAACAGCTTTAATAAATATGCTTTTTAATGGGTATTTTAATGCTGGTGCTGTATTTTTATATATTTTTGTAAATTCCTTTCCAGCATATCCTTTTATCTCATCCCTGCTGGGATATGTGATTTGTACTTTCATTATAACTTATCCATGAATTCTTGAAGTTCTCTTTTTGAATAAGAGATTTTTTCTTCAAGCTGTTTTATTTTATCCTGAGGATTTCTTATTTCAAAATTCGCAACCCCCCATACATATTTTCCATTTCTCTGCAATGCTTCAAGTTCTTCAGGCTTAAACCATATATCTTGATAATCACATCTGATCCAAAACCCCAATGTTTTAGCCTTATCAATCATTTCTTGTATTTTTGGTTCAGGCATTTCAATCTCCTTCACTTATATTACTCAACATTAAAACAAATTGTTTGTTTGTCTCTAAACTATTTTCAATATGTAATAGGAATGCTTTTAAAGCTACTTTCATTTCAGTAATATAATCCACCACAGCATCATCTACTACATGCTTATTGCCTTTGATGTATATTGTTTTCATTTCAATATATCCATAATCTTGGCATGCTGTGCATTGGTAACTTCCTGCTCCTTGCCATCAATAATAATTTTTCTGATAAATAGGATTTCAGCCATATCATTGGTACTGGTGAATCTTTTAATAATTGTAGATCCGTCATCCATCAAAAAAGCCCCTGATCCATCAGGGCATATTCTTATTTTCCAACCCATTTCATACAATCGCTTTTTGACTCTATCGAACAGATTCACATTCACTTCAGCATGCTGATCTTCCAGCCTTTTGATAGTTTCATCACTACATGTATGGTGCTGTAGAAAATCTTCAATATTTTCAAATATGCATTTATCCATGTGACCCATAAATTCACCATGATCCCACACAGCAAAAGATCCTTTTTTGATTCTGTCTGTATTTATTATTATCATTTCAATATCTCCTTGCAGAGTTGTTGTATAATGCCATTGATTCTTTTATCATATATGCCACCATTTACAAAATAAGAAAACCCATCCTCAGTCACCAGTGGTTTGTGGAATTGTTTTTGATAATCTCTTAAATAACTATCAAATTCTTTTTCAGTACAATTAGATGTATATTGCATCCCACTACCACCAATATATTTCAGTCCTCTAATTTCACACCATTCCTTGAATGATTTAACTTCAGGCAAAAATTCCTTTTCATAAGATATAACATAATTATCAAAGCCATTTCCATCAAGCATTACAGCACTCATTATTCCAGTAGGATTATCAGTGATCCACCGTAGCTTTCTGACCTTACACCAATCAGGGATAGTCTTATGAATATCACTATTAAATGGCTCCCAGTGTGGTGTCCATCCTACATGATGACCATGCCATACTTCTCGCTTTGTTCCATCTTCATCCCCAATAATCTCCTGCACCATTGCTTCTGCTTCTGTGATAGATGCTGATGAAACCAGTTGACTTAACAGATCAACTATTTGTCTTGCTTTACTCATCTGAAAACTCCATTACTTGGGTAACATTACCATCCGGCGGTGTTACTAGGGTTTTATGTACTTGTATCAATCCACCAAGAGTCCAATCACATCCTCTGCCTTCTGCCCATCGGCCTATACATGAATAAAAGAATTTGTCCTGTGGATTTTTAATCCCAGCATCAATAAATTCTCCTAGTGTTTGACTCTCTTCACAGCAGGGACATTTAAATTTCCACTGCTTAATATCCTCACCAAATAATTCTATGGCCTTTGCTCTCCACTGATCTAATGTGTATTCTTTCATCATATCAAGGCCTTCTTGCTTTTCTTAACATACTTTTTCACCACTTTACATTCCCTCATGAGGATGGTTTTATCATCCTCTTTCTTTTTACCTACTTGGGCAGTGATAATTTGAAATCCTGCTTCCAGCAATTCATTGACTAGCTTGGCTTGATTATCCTCATCGAGTCTTTCAAAATCATCAATAAACCTGACCTTTAAATCAGGATTCATAGACATATGTAACTTTGCCACAATGATTTCCAGCTCTCCCTTGCTGAAATACTTATCTTGTATAGGTCTGCCATTTAGTAACAATCCACCATTGCCAGACACAGTAAGGCCATCAAACCCAAAGTCAAAGGCCTTGATGTATTTGATCTTTTCAGCATCAACTTCCTTTTGCTTTGCTTTGTTGTAAGCTAGATTTTTATTTATAGTATCCTGATTGGTTTTATTATTCATCCACTGGTTGTAGGCATCAGCTTTTCTGTTTGTTTCCTCAGCATCTTCAAATGCTTGATCAATTTTAGATCCGTCTTTTAATTCTTCAGGTTTGGGTTTTGCATTAAGAATTACCATGCCTTTAGCAATGCGGTCATGTAATGCTTTTTTTTGCTCTCGCAGATCCTCAATTCTGGATTCAGTATTTTCAATATCACGCTGTCTATCATGCTGAATCTGATTAAATTCAGAGATCTCCCTGCCTTGTTTACGCAATTTTTCAACATCAACATGCTCAATATTATCCGGCTCTTCACCAATATCACCCATGTCTTTGAGTTTACGATTAAAATATGTGAAATCAGATTTGTACATTTTAGTATCAGCATCAAATGTGCTGGTATCAATCCCCAGACTTTGTGCTTGCGCTCTAGGATCTAAAGCACAGAAATGTTTAGCAGATACAAATACAGTATCAAACAAAGTATCCAGCCACAATGGGTCAATTTCGCCCTCTATAGGTTTGAATGTAATGTGGTTGCCCTGCTTTGTGATATGATTTTTAATAAGTACCTTCAGGTGCTTTTGCTCATCTTCCAGCAGGATCTCTATGTCTGCCGATGGCTTTTGAGATCCAATGAATCTGTATCTTTCACCGATGAGTTGTCCATCTTTATTCTTTTCAGCAATGCCTTTGAAACATGCCCATATGGATATGAGTCCAACAGTAGTTTTGCCAGATCCATTTACACCTACTAATTTGGTGATGTCTTTGTTAAATTCTATCTCAAAATCTACAAACTTGTGTAGATTATTTATTTTTACTTGCTTGATTTTCAATTACTTTCTCCTTGTAATGTATTGTTGCTTTTCTAAATTCAATATGTGTCCAGCCATATAATCCCCACTCACGTGCTGTAGGATATTTTTCTCTAGCTGGGATGATACTGCCATTGATATTCTGCTCTTTAATAGTCCTTATGATTATGACTTCATAATGGACACCAGTAGTCCCATCGATAGGCTCACGCTCATATAATGCAACATTCCCATCTCTTGAAAGTTGGGTATGTTTAAATTGCTTTCTTATGAAACTTTTTTGTAAGGCAGGACAGCCACCCAGAGATGATGGATGACTGCCCTTTTTTGTCTGGTTAAGAGACATTGTGATTTTTCAAAAAGGATCTGATAGATGAATCAGTGGTGTTAAGAATATCTCTTGTCTTATTAAGATATTCAATATTGATATCATTATATGCTATCACAGTACATTTATCTTTAAAACATTTGATAGCATCACCGCCATCCTGCTGGATAGTAAATTTGTGTCTGGAATCTCCAATGATCCGGCCTACAATATAAGTCCTCTCATTGGGTAGCACAACAATAAATTTCTTTTTGCTTTTGATTAATTTTTTCATACTGCGTTTGTCCTTATATTTTGATATGTAATTAAGCTATGATCAGTGATATGCTGATACATCATGCCACCACTCTTTTGTTGTTTGGTGTGCCTTATTTGGGTCAATTGTAATTCTGCACCACATCCATCACAAGTGTAGAGATACAGTGGCTTTTGCCTTCTGTAATCAGGATATAATCTTTTGAATTCTGCAGTTCCAAGTTTCAATTTATTATATTCACCACCGGCAAATTTCATTAAATTCTGGAATCCCTCACCATGATCAGAATGGCCGTCAGTCCAGTATTGTACCGCATGGCACACTTCATGTAGCACAGTAGTCTTGATAAAATTATCTATATTACAAAATGCTAATCTTTCATTATATCTTATTTCAAAATGTGTCTCCGGCCATGTCATGAAACTTACGCATCCGGCTCTAATATCTGTAACAAGTTCATTACCTATATGCCCTGCTTTAAAAAATTCAGGCAATTCTTTCTCATAGGTATCTGTGTTGAAATATTCCCTGAACATTTCCCAGTAATTTTCTGTGGCGTGGATCAATTGAGTTTTTGTAGTCATGCTCATTTCTCCTGAGTAATATTAAATATTCTTTGGAGTTGATCAGCATCCAATGTGTACATTTTAAAATGGGTCAATCGGGCAACCAATTTCTTTTTCAACATTTCCAACACTACTTTTTTTCTCAATTCCGGTGTTGCTTCATATATAAATGCTCCATATATGAAGTCATCCCCAACAGCCCTTCCTGTTAATCTGTTGAATCTGTAGCCTGAAGATTTGATGACTATCATTGTTTTTGTTACCTTATAAACTTCAGTAATTTCCCTGCCAACTCTAGTGCTGAGGATAACCTCATCCCCAGCACCAAGGCCTTCTAGCCATGTTGTATTATTCATTAGTTCAAGCCCTTTGTATCATCATTTTCAACAGTTTCACAACCAAACATCATAGAGATCTCTGTGCTTGAATATCTGCGTTTGCTAGATCTTTTCCAACCATCTTGAGGATCATGCCAGTACCATTGTTTCTTTCCACGTGCCCATCTGAATTTCAATTCTTTCAAATAGTCTTTCACTGGTTTTGTATCTCCACTTACCCAGATCCAATTACCTTTGACTTCAATGTCAACAGGAAGGTGGGAAATTTTTTGAAGCATATCAACCACAGCCTGTTCTTTAGCATAGCTATAAGTGTATGACCATTTTGCTTCACTAGTAGCTTTCCAGCCATTTAAACTTTTCAAAGTTTCATGGTATTGATTATTAATCTCTTGCATCACAGCAGTGTCACCACCTTTGTCCGGATGATTTTTCATAGCTAGATCCCTGAAAGTCATCTTGACTTGAGCTGGTGTTTTCATGTTGGTAAAATAATTTGTCATCGTCATCTCCTTTGTTTCTTTGTTTCTTAACCTACTCAATAATAAGGGTGATGCCCTACACCATCCTAGTCTTTTTTAATTTTTTTTTCAAAATTTATTCCATTCTCTGACTCTGTCCGGATATATTTCACCAAAATTAGCCACAGCATCTTCCAGCCAAGTCATCTCTAATTGTAATTTTGGGATAACAAGTTTTGGAACATCTTCATCCTTACAAACAAAAAACACATCAGTTCTTCCACCCTCACCGCCTGCTCCGGCTCTGGTTACAATAGTCTCAAGATATTTCACACTAACAGCAAAATGATCTTTCATCCATTTCTCAAATTTTTTGTGCTCACCTTCTGCCTCATCCATCACTGTGCCTGGCCAAACTACAATCTGGGTATAGCCTTCGATGTCAACATTTTCTCCATTGCCTAGTGTGATAGTATTGGGAGAATCCTCAATAACAACAGTTGGCTCCGGCTCATCTTCATCTTCACAATAATCATCCATGGCTTCAATCAGCACTGGAATAGTCTCATCATGAGGATTATTACCATTTGCCCAATTAGATAAATGGCCTATGATATAAGCATCAGCAGATGATTCACAGCCTGTATCGTGTACTGCCTCTTCAATCTTTCCAATAGCATCATTAATTAATTCTGATGCTTCATTCAATAAATCTTTTCTTTCTTGCGTTTTCATTACTTTGTACTCCAAAATATAGTTGCTTGTTCCCAAATCTGATCAGCCATTTTTGAGGCTTCACCATAATTCAAATTGATAGATCCTAAATCACAATCATCCTCTGGATAATCTTTAATTGTAGGAGATGAGCCATATGTATCTTTCACCCATGCCCATGCCACTATAGTGTCGCCAATTCGATGCTCGAAAAATGCGATGTTCATTTGCTTGGTTGCCATCTTATTCTGTAACCAGATCACATATCCCTGCTCACGTCCATTTTCCCATCTAGCAATATTGACTTTAGCACTATATTCATTGAAATTATCACTCCATGAATTTTCAATATTCCTGCCCTGTAAAAATGCCAGTACAGCTTTGGCTTGATTTCCGGCTCCATCTTGTAAATAATTATTCATTTCCATTTAGTCAACCTGCTTCCATGAGTTATTTTCGTGACGGAAATTACATGTGTAACCATTAGATCCACAGTGGTGTTCATAGGTGTATCTGACTTCAATATAAATTGTAATCCCTTTAGGGTGTTCATACACGCCATATTTAACAGACATTTCCATATCTTTAAACATTGACTTGACACACTTCAATCCTGATACATCTATGGTTCGGTGTTCAATTAAATTTTTCCATTTACCATCAGTTGTAATATCCCCACCAGCTAATTTTGGGGCAAAAAATATTTCTTGGGCATGTAACTTTGCATTAATTAGGGTTGCAATTTCTTGGTTTGTAAGTTTCATTTTCATCTCCTTTGTTTCTTTGTTTGTTCTTAACCTACTCAATAATAAGGGTTGCAGATAACACAGTCCTAGTCTTTTTTAATTTTTTTTTCAAAAAAATTACGATAATGACCCATTTCTTAAATAATGGGCTATCATCTGCCCTTCAGTATATCCGTGTGCTTCACAATACTCATACCAGCTATATCTGACTTTGTTTTTCAGCATCTTTCCAATAATCCTCATCCGGCTATCTTGCTCTGCAGTAGATCCTTTCACGCACTCTGAACCATACACTCCTGCCATTCCTTTCACAGCATATGCGTGTTTTATCTCCCTTCCGCACTTACTACAGTTGAACCAATAGCCCTCGAAATTTGCCACTTTTATGATACTCATTTCATCTCCTTAATTCAAGTGGATTATAAAAAGTCCGCAACCGCAATTTTCCTTGGAGCAATTTTCTTCATCGATAATAGTTTCAATTGCATCCCATAAGTTAATAAAATTTAAATCTTGAGAATCACCAGTCATACAATCTATCAATTCACCATCAATGCCCATTCTAAATTCACTTGTATTATTTTCAAAATCAATATGGATGCCGTGATCTTTAGGGTTGATGGATATATTTTTTTCCATTCCAGCATCTAATAAAAATTTATTATTGTCATCTATAATGGTTTGTATTAAACCTGAAACTTCACTTATTATATTTTGAATTTTTAAATCTCTCATTTTCATCTCCTTTGGTTTTTTGTTTCCCCTTAACTACTCTTATATTAAGGAAGGCAGATAATACAGTCCTAGTCTTTTTTAATTTTTTTTTAAAAAAATAATCTAAAAATATTTATAAGATATATATGGAAAGTGCTATACACACATAGGTTTTGTCGAGGGAAATGGAAGGATCATGCTACACACCATATAAATATATATCAGCCATGTGTAATATCCACTCTATGGCATTTGAGTGGTCATTTGGCCATTCGTACTTTCTTCAGAGAATGTGGAAAAGTACCATGAAATTTGTTATCATTATCCCATTTTTCTAGCAGGTCATGGTATAAATAGGCCTTAACCTCATCAACTTTATACCATAAAATTTTATCAGTTCCATGGATGAAAACACAGATTTTTCCAACACCGCCAGCACCAATAATCTCTTTCAATCTATATATCTGCACTTTAGATATAGCAGTATCTAGCCTGATTATAGATCCTAATTTCACTGGTTTTACAACCTTACATTCCACACCTATGAATCTACCATTTGAGCATATTAGCAGATCTGGGATGCCTGATTCTTGGTATTGATTCCCATGGATTTTGAATGC